TGGCCGAGAAGACGCGTTGAGCCAACGTTTGTCTTTTATACTTGCTAGACCAAGACAGTTTGGACCAGTAATTCTAACGCCTGTACGTTCACTGAAACCTGTAAGTTTTTTCTGTAGATTTTCCCGATTCTTGGTTACAATACGATCTAGATATGCTGAGCATAGTCTACGAACAGGATCTCTCACAACAGCTATTCTATAGTCAGGTTCGTGTTCATCAGTGAGCTCCACTCGGCCAAATCGCTCTAGTTCTCTAGCTGGATTCATAATGGGTTTGTGCTTGCCTCTATGGGGATAACAAACAATGCTGGCCACAGTGCTTTTGCCACATTTGGGATTGACTCGTATGGCTACAGTTTTGTTGTTAGGTAGTATCAAATTTTGTTTGTACACTGTTTGTCCCCTTTTATTTAGTGGTATGAGAGGAAGATAAAAACATCATAAAAAAAGGGCGACAAAAGCCGCCCTTTTTAAATCTTCTAGTCTAAATTAGCTAAATGAAACGTTAGCTTGGTTAGTTGAAATATCAACTTTACCAAGATAATCCGCCGCATTTCCTAATGAAGAAGCCACGTTAGATAGCTCAACATATCCGTATCTAGTCATGAAAGACACAACTGGTTCGAATGTTGATGGATCTAATACAACGCCACTTGACATTAGCGGGATATATGGACAGTAGAATGCTGGAGCATCTGACTCGCTTGAGCCTTTGTATCCAACAAGTACGTCTGCTGTATCTGCCGCGTATGCGTCTACGTATACTTTCATAGCACCGTTAAGTGTTCCAACCATTTTAGTATTAGTTGGAGCTTCGAAAGTACCTTCTGTTGTTCTTGCGAACGCTGAAGTTGTAGCAGACTGTAGGATGGTTAACGTAAATGGTGATACCACCGCATAGTTACCAGCGCCACGTCTTGTTCTAGCCGCGATTAGGTTTGCTACTCTGTTGATTTGAACAGCAAGTGCCGCATGTTCGTCACCAACAAATGTTGCTGTACCACTTACAGCCGCTTGGTTGTAAGTTTCTGCCGCTGTGCCTGCTAAAGTACGTAGAGATGCTAGGATCTCTTGATCGATTTCAGCAGTTATTTCTTGCGCCAATGCCGCCATGATCTCAGCTTCGATGTCAATGCCCTGTTGAGCTTGTGCATCTTGAGCCGCTTCAAAAGTCCATCTAGCTGATAGCTTTCTGGTTTTTGCTTCGACTGTTTGCTTTAAGATCTGGATGCTTAGACGCTTACCAGCCGCACCTTCAAGTGTAGCAGTTGAATCAGCTTTATCAGTTGATCCGCCACCTGAATAACCAACACCAATTTTGAATGGTGATAGTGCTTCTTCACCAGCAGTTACATCGTCAAATGCGTCTGCGTAGCGAACTCTTAATGTGTGGATTTGACCCACTGGTCCTGTCATAGGTTGTACACCAACTAATTCGTTAGCGATAACCGTAGGCATTACCCTTCTAATTACTGGAAGGATCACTCTGTTTAGCGTAGCAACGTTGCCTGCACTTGTTGCACCACCTGATGCGGCCTCAGCCAAGTACTTACGAGTGTTCTCTAAAGTTGCACTCATAACTGACTTTTTATTGCCTTCAAGGCCTTCTAGAAGTGCAGTCTTTGTATCCTGCCAGCGACTTTCTAGTAGTTCTGACATGTTTTTCTCCTTAGTTTAATCCTGCAAGTCTTCTAATATCAATTACATTATCTGTATTTGATTTGCTTGCATCTATGTCATTATTTTCTTTATTGCCTGTAACTTTTGTGCCTTCCGTCAACATCGCCTTAGTGTCCTTCGCTGGTGTGTCACCTGCTATTACGCTCGGTATGTACTTGTCAAACTGTGACTTTAGTTTGTCCGTCTGTACAGATTCCAGCAAATCTGTCATTATTTCTTTTTGCTTCTTATTTAAAGGAGCAGTAAGTTCGCTAATGACTTCGGCTCTCTTAGCTGAATCTGCTATTTTAGCAATTTCTTGCTCTTTAGATTCAACTAGTGCTTTTTGTTCACTAGCTTGTACTTTAGCTTCTGCTAATTGCTTGTCCTTTAAGTCCACAACCTTCAATAGTTTTGCAGTTTCTGACTTCTCATTTAGATAACTGTTCGCATACTCATTAGCGAAAGATTCAAAAATCTTACGTCCAAAGTCGTTTCTACGAGCTGAATCAATGTCTTCTTTAAGCTGTCCAATCTCTTTCTTAAGTGATTTTTCAACTGTTTCTGCTACAACTGAAGTCGCATCCTTGATGAACTTGCCTTTAACTTTAGCTAGATGTTCTTTGGCTTCACGTACTAAACGTACCTTTGTTTCTGCCAAGTCTTTTTTGTCTTCATAGAACTCTGCGATTTCTTTTGATAAAGAATCAACAATAAAATCTTCAAGTCTTTGGAACTTACCTGCCATAGCCTTCTGGTCTTCGTGCAATTCGCCTATTTCTTTACCTAGTTGTTCAACAACAAAAGTCTTTAATAGATCTGCGTTTTCACGCATAGCTACCGCATACTTTGCTCTTGCCTCAGCTAGTTTTTGACGATCGTCACTAAACTCAGTGATCTCCGCTGTAAGTCTATCTTCAAGCATTTTATCAATAGCTTCCACCATTGTTTGCTTATCATGCTCGTACTTCTGAGCAAACTCTTCACGAAGTTCTGCTGTAGCTTGTAAGCGGTTTTCATTAACCTTATCGTTCCAAGCCTGTTCGATTTCTGCTCTGATTTCCTCTGAAATTGCGTTGTTTTCGAAGAGATTTTTCAGTGCATCTAACATTTTGTTTCTCCTAATTTTTGAGCCCGCTAATAATATTTACTAACGAGTCCTTTAGATACTTTTGTGCCTTTTCATCGCCCTTTAATTCGCGAGCCAAATTGAATGCCTTGTAGCCATGTTTTGTATTCATCAAGTGTTCGTAAATGGGAGTTGGATATGCTCCCGGAGCACTTGGTTGTGCGACACAGTCAACAGTTATAATTTCAAACTCGCTGACTTCTCCGCTTCCGTCTTCTTTTACATTGCCAGATCCCCTAGATGAGACACCAATTTTAACGCCGTTATTAATCATTGTTGAAATTAGTTGTCCCATCGGAGTTGGAATGACTTTAAGTTTTCCGTAACCATTTGGTCCGTCCATCCACATTTCAGTAATCATGTGTGATACACGATCCAGGTTAATGTTGAGTCCTTCGGGATGATCTACCTCACCAAGCACACTATATCCGCCTTTGATCTGATCGTTGAGCGTATTGACAGCTCTACCGATCTCTGTAACAGGATATACACGCTGGTTAGCGTTCCTTACACCACCCTGGATACAAATACCTTTCAAGTACAGGTCCTTACCACCTGACTCGTTTTCGGCATGCTCCACGACCATCTTCGCTTGGTCGAATGATAGTGTTTCAGTTAAAGTTAACATCTACCCTTATTCCTCAGTTTAGGAGCCGATTGGTGATTTTGCATCAGCACCTGTTTCGCCTGCGCCTTTTTTCTCAGCACCGTGGCCTTTGGCTTGGTTATATGCTGGAGCTTTAGCGTTACCTGGTACATTTACGTTTCCTGCGGAATCTTCCTTAGGAGTTTGTCCTGAACCTTTTGTATCGCCTTCGCCGCCTTGAGCTATGTTACTTGCTGTTCCACCCATGTTGTTAGCACTTGCTACTGGGCTTTTAGCTTTGTTGTCTTCGCCTTTTGGCATAGCAACTTTATTAACATACTCACGCATAATTTCCTGTTGAGACTTTTTGCCTTCATAAGCTGGCTCCATGTCTTCTACAGGAAGTTCTTCACCGCCAAGTTCGGAAGTAGGCTCAAATGCCTCGTCTTCCTTCTCTTCATCACCCATGTCCATGTCAGCGGCATCATCGTCACCACCTTCATCGTCACCTTTGTCAGACATCATTTTTTCAAATTCTGCCTTTAGGTCATCAAGAGCATCTTCTAGGTCAACAACTCTGTCTTCGATTTCTTCGTCGTCGCCTTTATCCATATCACCTTCTTCGCCATCGTCTTCCATGTCACTCATCATGTCGTCCGTTGCGTCACCGCCCATTGGGTCAGCTTCTGGTGTAATTTCTCCAAAGTTTTCGTCAGTTTTTTCATCTGTAGCTTCTTCTACATCTTCGTCTGATGCTTCATCTACTTCTTCGTCTGATGCTTCATCTACTTCTTCGTCTGACTGTTCTTTAACTTCTTCATCGTCTGAAGCTTCATCGACTTCTTCGTCGCCAGCTTCTTTCATATCCTTGTCGTCTTTTTTCTTCTTTTCATCTTTTTTGTGAGATGCTTCGTCGACTTCTAAGTCTTTTAAATCATCTTCTAGCATATTTTCATAAATGCCACGTGATTTTTCGATTACAAACTCGTGAAACAATGATTCCGCTCCATCGCGATCATTGTTAACTAATTTTTCGAGCATTTGCTCTAGTTTTGATTGATCTGCCATTTTGTTTCTCCTGTCATGTTAATGGTGTAAGGCTGTCAGTAATATTTACACTTTTCTTATAAAATACGTGGAAAATGGTGTCAAAACAGGCTATTTTGACATCCGAATGTTAAAAATCGTAATATCTCATAAATTCACTTATTGTTATATGAGATAAATTGCCAACTTTTTTAAGTTGCTTTGGTACAAAATCGTCATTGTCTTCAACTATTCTTATGTACTTAGTACCCGCATGTGCTTCGCAAGTTGACGCTGTTTGCCGTTCCCAATTACCAAAATATGTTGCTGGTTCTCCAGATTTTTTGTAATTGTGCGTACCGGCGTACAAATTATTTACCTTCGTACGCTGTCCTTTATCATCTAATTTACCGTGAAAATCAAATCCTAAAATATAAATTGTATCGTGTTTATGTGTGCTTGCCAACCATAGTGCTGTTGGTCCTGAACTCCAACCTTTACTAGGCTGAAAAAAATTAAATCCTTGAAATCCGTGAAACTGTTTATTAGGATTAGTCCATACTTCATTTTCCATTTGCCATTTGTGTTGATTTATTTCTAAAATCATTTTTACATCAACAGCAACTAGATAATCGGGTCTAAAATGTCTGAATACAGCGTTACAAGCGTATACTTTACCGTAGTTCTTTAGTGCGTAGAGATCAATATTTTTACGGCTTTCGCCATTACCTATTACGAAAGCAACAGTCATTTAAAGGCTCCTTATACTTCAGGTTGTGCCGCAACGCCGTACATCTGACGTATAAATTCTAGTTCCTTTTCTTTTTCTTCCTGGTGGAATTCTGCGGCTCGACGAGCCTTATTGATCATTTTTAAAGTAAGGCGTGTCTTCCTTGTATCATCGCGTTTGACAATACTTTCGTCATCAGTTGGATCGTAGGACTTGTCCTCGACTGGTTCAAAGGTTTGTTTATCAAAATAAAAAAATTCACGCAGTATCATGTAACTATTTATGCCGTAGGTGTTTCCTCGGCTCCTCCCAATGCTGTGTCAGTTGGTGCTCCTGTTGTATCAGTTGCTCCCGCATCAACCGTTGGATCTGTGTCATCCGGTGCTGTATCTTCTGCTCCGGCAATATCAGCATCAATGCCTGCTCCACTTACACCGGCTCCTCTCATTTCGCCACTTGCGTTAGTAGGCATTGTAATATTTTCCGCATTTTCTTCTCTCCACAATCTTTCGTTTTCTGCTACCTCAGAATCACTTAGTCCAAGGAAACGTTTCATGGCATAGCGATTACTTACAAATGGTATTGCTTGTATTTGAGCAAACGTACCTATTCTTTGGTTATCTAATTCACTTTGTCTATAACTTGCGAAGTTTTGCGGAGTTTGAAAAAGAATATCAAACATAGCAACGTCAATGTTTACACCTTTTTCTAAAAGATATCTTTTGAATTCTTGATTGAATACTTCTGCTAGTAAGTTTTGTAAACGCTCACAGTATTTGTTGAATCTTAATTCTTGTATAAAAGCTGTTCCTACTCTTCCGTCATTGAAAGAACTTTGTCCTTCGTCCTGTGCGGCCGCTGGTAAGTATGAACTTGGAATACGTAGTCCTCTTACAAGTTTATTTGTAAAATACTTAAGGTCATCAATTTCACCTAAGTTAGTACCGCCTGGTAGTGTTTCAACTTTTGAGCCTCTTCCTTCTGCTGTCTGCGGAAAGAAGTAGTCTTCATTTGTAGATAATGGATTGTAAGCACTATCGATTACTGATGTGCCTCCACCAGTTTTTGACGGAATACGTCTCTGATGGATTTCCGTTTTGACACGTTCTACGAACTGCATTGCCAAGTGTGATGGCATGTTACCTACATCAACATAAAAGACTCTTCTTTCCGGAGCTCTTTGTGTTCTGTAAATAATGATAGCGTCTTCAAGTAATTCTTTTTGTTTGTATACTTTAAATATACCTTCTAGCAAACTGTTACCAAATGGAGCATTGTTGTCTAAGCCCTCAGATAAACTTAGATGTACCATATGTTCTGCGGAAATTGCTACTTCTTTAGATTTGTCTATTCCAAATCTTGAATTGCTACTTTGTGTTGAAGTGTTACCAACCATACCCCTAACGCCGCCTGTTAGATAACCGTCGCCTCCTCCAGTAACATTTCCATTAGTTGTATATGGGGTTGTAGCAACCTTATCAACAAAATTAAGATTGATATCTTTAACAATATATTGTTCAGGCTTCTTACCTTCTGATTCATTTACAATAATGCTTGATACTTTTGCTGGATCTACATGAAACCAAGTCTTTGTTTCAGGATCTCTAATAAAAAAAGCATCTCCGTATTTAAAAACATTTCTTACAATTTTAAACATCCTAGTTTCAAAATTGTTTTGTCTATGCCATTGCTGAAGATATTGTTCGATTATTTTTATTTCACTGCTTGTACCTTGCTGTTTGAAATCAATTTGAAAGGAGGTTTTGTTTGTAGCGTTAAGCTGTGTACAAAATTCTGCTAAAATATCAAGAGCCGCAT